GTGATGACGTTGCCCGTGTTTTAAAAGACATTAGTAATTTATCTTCTGATGTATCATTTGCTGAAGCACATCAACTAAGATCTATCTTAAACAATCGCTTACGTGATCTTAAAGTAGAGGTAGGTAAAAATAGTCCTGTTGTTGCTGAACTGTCTAAAGCTGTTAAAAGTATTGATGATGCTATGGATACGTCAGCTAAACAAATGGACCCAGAATTACTTGCCCGCTATCGTAGCACACAAAAATTCTACAGAGAATCACTAGAGAAGTTATTTCCTGAAACAGTTCTTAAGATACTTGTCAAAGAGCCTGAACGTATCGGAGAAGCTATTTACAAAGCTGGTAACCAATCAGAGATTCGTGCTATCAAAGATGCTTTAGCACAAGCTAAAACGATTGATCCTTCTATTGACATAAAGAGTGTTCAACAAGCATTGAATAGAGGATATGTTGAGTCTTTCTTAGGCGAACAAGGTGCTGAGAACACACTTAAAGAGTTTGTTACTATAGGCGATAAACTTAGAAAAGACGCTAAGTTTCGTAGGACGTTTGAAGAAGCTCTTAGTCCTGAAGCACAGAACAGCATAAGAGCATTAAGTAAGACTGCTGAAATCAGCTCTAAAACACCAGGAGGAAGTTTATCTTTATTCGTCACTGGTAAACAAGCTGATGCTGTAAGCTCTTTAGCTGCTGTATTAGCTGGCTCTGGTGCTGCGTCATTGTCTCAAGATCCACTGTTAGGTGCTGCTGTAGGTGCTGGTGTTCTGTTAACACCTAAAGTATTTGCTAAAATTGCTACTAATCCAAAAGCAGCTAGTCAATTAGTTGGCTTAGAGAAAGACATTAGTAAAACAGGTATGACAGGCGCTGCTGCTGCTAAGTTAGCTAAGATATACAATGATGCTCGTGTGTCTACTTCTGACTTTGGTACTCCTGAAGCAGCTACTCAAGATCAACCACAGCAAGGTTTATCACCTGAGCAAATGAAAGAACTTCAGCAATTATTAGAGCCTCCTCCCCCTCCTACTAAACAACCTATGAAACAAAGTAGTGTTGTTCGTGATATTTTAGGGGACTTCGTCAATGTTTGAACTCATCGGCGCTCTTATCGGTGGGGTCTTTCGTCTTGCTCCAGAGGTCTTAAAGATCTTAGATAGGAAGTTTGAAAGAGAGCATGAACTGAAGAAGTTAGATGTTGAAGTATCCATCGCTAAGATGCAAGCAGAGTTTGCTCTACAGCAGGGACATCAGCGTCTACAAGAGCATGAATTAGATGCTATCGGTGAAGCATTCAAACAACAAGCAGAGTCTGACAGCAAAGCCTGGAAGTGGGTAGCATCGCTATCTGCTTTGGTTAGACCAGCAGTGACGTACTGGTTCGTAGCTTTCTATTCAGTTGTCAAAGCTGCTGGACTATACCTAGCTTTTCTTCAGGATGGTTCATGGACAGCAGTGTTGTTGTCAGGATGGACTGACTACGATGAAGGTATGCTGTCATTAATTTTAACGTTCTGGTTTGTTGGTAGAGTATGGGAATCAAAGAAGTAATCGCCATTGCTGAACCACTAATCAAGAGATTCGAAGGCTGGAGAAGTAAACCCTATCTGTGTAGTGCTAATGTCCCCACCATAGGTTGGGGATCAACAATGTATGAGAACGGTGATAGGGTTACCTTAGATGATCCTGAGATATCAAAAGAAAGAGGACAGGAATTGTTCGAACTTGATGCAGAGAAGTTCTTGCTTCAAGTCTACAAAGCCTGTCCAGTGTTGACGAAACACAATAACAAAGCTGCTGCAATACTTAGTTGGACTTATAACTTAGGTGTTGCTAGGCTTAGATCATCCACGATGCGAACAAGAATAAACCAAGAACGATGGGAGGAAGCTGCTCAAGAACTAAAGCGTTGGAATCTTGCAGCAGGTAAAGTAACCAAAGGGCTTGTTCTTCGCCGTGAAGCAGAGGCGACATTATTCCTCCTTAGCCCAACCAACAACAAAGCTAAAGATAGCAATGTTAACAAAGACGAAGAACCCTTCGAGAAGAACCTCAGAGCTGTCCTCATCAGTTACGACAAAATCATCAGAGTAGCAAATCCCTAACATAAACCCTGGTAGAAAAGACCAACCCCATATATTCGGCATAGTTTTCCTTAGTGACCTTTATAGACCCCTTTGCAGGGGTCTTTTTTTATTTAAATTTCACACACACCGGCTACACAGGCTAGCTGCTGTGCACCTTCGACGTTATCATCATTTTCTTTAAGCATATCCCAGTTGATGTTTACAGGCATCTTAGCTAACAAGGCTTCATAGTCTTCCTTGCTGCATGTCTCATAAGGTGCCTGTCGATATGTCCCCCCGTCCATTGGCAGGAATGATACACCAGTACAGATATCAAAGTTGTCAAATACCCAAGCCCCTACAGTAGGCCAATCATTTTCGTTAACTGAGATAGTTACTGAAGGTTTATGTTCGCACCAGTGAAGCTGATAGATACGCCATAGGTTAAGGTGAGCTATAGCATCAACATCATCCCTGGTGATAGCACCTTCAGGAGCCTTCATAGGAAATGAGAACACAGTAGTGCTGTCTGGTCTCATCACACAAGGCTCACTAGGAATACCTTGTTCGATCATAAACGCCGTGAGAGGATCTTTTTTATCTGATCGTACACGCCTAATGTAATAGTGGGCATGTTGAGGATGAATGCCAGAAGCAGTGCCACACAACTGAGACACAGTACCAGAAGGCTTGACGCAAGTGATAGCAGCAGAGACAGGGATATTAAGAGCATTTGCTGTAACTTCGTTAGCAATGATTGCTTCATTTCTCAACATCTCCAATCTTGCTGGTAACTCTTTATCATCAGGATCATTCAGTAACAGATGATCATAGATACCTGTCAGTGATACACCCAATAGACGCTCTTCAGCGGTGTTCTTTTCCCAGATCTTACGTAGGTATGGGAAGGTAGTCATCGTGCTTTGCCAAGTGCCTAGAATCGCTGCTACACGTACTTTGTACATCAAGTCTTGTAGAGTGTCCGTATCACGAACAATGACCTCTGTGAGGTTACAGAACTGGTAAGGGCGTAAGATAATCTCTGAGCAAGGATTCGTACCGAAATCATGGTTAGGATCTCTACGACCATTGATAGCTGCTTGCTTCTTTGATGCCTCTCTGTTGAAGATACCGCGTTCACCTGAATGGCTCTCATAGATCGAACACCATTCACGCATAAACTGTCCTACTGAAGGCTTTACATCATACACAGCAGAGTTGTTAGCAAGACTACGCTGTCCTTGTTGTTCCCACCATGCCCCTGCTTTAGCGTGTGCCATACGATCATCACTGAGATCGCTTAAAGAGATCATCGCAGAACGCCGCACACCACCCACAACAACAACCTCCCCGATCTTGCACAAAATATCATGGCATTCAAGGGACGACAGACGACGATTTTTGGCCGCTTGGAACTTCCTAATAACAAACTTGAATAGTTCAACGAGGGGTTCTGGACCAGAAGCTCTGCCTCCAAAGGTCTTAAGTCTGGAGCCAGCAGGTCTAACTTTGGATACGTCCCAGGTTGCAATTTCTCCAGCGTATAGTAAAGCAATGAGTTGTCGTAATGCTTTAGCCCAGCCCTCTTTGCTGTCGGATACCACGATAGTAGTTTTACTATCAAATAACTGATCAGGGACTTCAGGGAGTTGATTAACATACTTAGCCTCTACTGAGAATCCAACGCCTGTACCGCATAAGAGGATGTACATCGCCTCATCAAAGGATTTAGGGTCGTCGATAGGCAGATAACTACAGTTATAACCAGCAATGTTCTGACGCTCAAGTGCCTCTCCAGCGGTCATCATACAACGCATCGAAGGCATTACATCCATGTTTAGGATTGCTTTATGCACTGTCTTGTATATGTGTTGTGGGATCTCATACTTGTGTTTATCTAACAGTTGTTTCTTCATGAATCCCATGTAGCGTTCAACTGTTTCACTCCAGTTCTCACGTCTGCCTTGTTCGTCAATGAAACGACTGTAGCGGCTTTTGTGGATAAAACTTGAGTAGTTATTTAACTTCATTCTTCTTCCTCTTCGGTGTCATCTATTTCGTCAACAAGTTGGTCAAACATGGCTTCGATTCTGTCCTCAAACCTGTCTACCAGTTCTTCTGTTGTTATGTTCAATATCTCAAGTAGAGATATTTCATCTAGTCTTTTTAGTTTATCAAACAAGTCCAGAATCGTTAAAGCCATAATCACTCCTTATAGTACTTACTCTTTACTAAATCATAGTTCTCAATCACATACTCCAGATAGTGTACTGCTTTCTGTAGATCTTCTTTACCATTCTTTCGCTGATGTCTCTGTACATACTTAACAACATTAGCTAACCAAGGATCTAATGACCATGCTGAGATAACATCCCAAGGTTGTAGTGTTGTCTGCTTGTAATGATCACCACCAACCTGTTTAGCTTGGTTTGAGTATTTCGGCAGCAATTGGTTCACTCCTTCGTTGTTGTTGCCACCCACCGCAGTCTTGGCATTGATAGCGTTGGTACTTTCCTGTGAGGGAGGTACTAAACCCTCTCCTCTGTAGATTGATACTAGCGCATCGTGTACAGCTTCGGTGGTCTTTGTTGACACTGACGTTAGGGTGGGTTCGAATCCAGGGAAGAAATCGCTCATAAACCTTCTCCAGCAATATGACATCCTGTTTATTGTACTGCTCCATGACTTCCCATGCTGCTTTGTCTTTGTTCATACATTTGATCCAAAGTTCAAAGCCTTCATGTTTAGTCTTCTGACCTAACCCTAACGCTCTAGCTACGTAGTCCAGCTTGTTACTAGGAAACCTAAATTCCTTTCTAGCAGTCTTTAACAGATCAATCTGATGGTAAGGTGCTGGAGGAGACATACCAGCTTCTAGGAACTCTTTGTTTAGTGTAGGTATGTCAAACCTAGTTCCATTGTAATGTACCACAGCATCGCATTCATCTAAGAGACTATGAATCTTCTTTAACATAGTCTTCTTACCGTTTAGGATACTGCTGAACATTAACTGATCACCTTGATACCACTTAGCGGACCAACACAAAACACTACTGCTGTCTACGATCTGACTGATACTGATGTTCTGTTGAAATAAACCCCAGCAAAACACCGTATTAGGTGCTGTTTCAATATCAAGAAGTAAAATTCTCAAGATATCTCCTAACTTTTTCTAAACGCTCTTGATCTTCCTCTAATAGACCAATAGCAAGGTTACACTTATCACACAATAACCTCCTTACTTGTCCTGTTGTATGATTATGATCTACTGATAAACGCCTACGTGTTGGTAAAGAAAAACAGATAAAGCAAGAACCGTTCTGTTCTTCAAACATTTTATCGTATTCTTCTACAGAAATACCGTACTTAGCTTTTAAATTCCTTTTTCTTCTGTGGGCTTTTACTTTATCTTTGTTTTCTTTAGCCCACTTAATGGATCGCTCAGCATGGCATGTAGAACAAATATTTATACGATAACCTGAAGAAGTTCTTTCCCCTTTATGCTCATAAAAAGAATCTAACGATTTTTCTTGTAAGCACTTAACACACTGTTTGCTTTCCATATATCAAGTAGTAGGATTCTCATCAGCGTCTGTATAGCCAGTTATGTCTGTTTGTTTGCGAAGGTTTTCTTCATGTCCGAATATGTTAACGATATGTCCGAACCGTTCAACAAACACTTTATCCTTGACATCATAACCGTAGTAAGCACCGATAGCTTCACAGGCTTTCTCTAACAACGTAGGCCAAGCAATACCACTATCGTAAGTAACATTGATATTAACTGTATGGCTTAGTGGAAAACCATAATCAACGTTGTGCTTCTTTCCTTCTTCGTCTTCTTCTGAACTTATTGATATATGAAAACTAATTGTACTGTCGCTCATCCTCATCTCCATTCATTAGGGCATCCCAGGCATTAGGGAATACTTCAGAGCAGACTCGGCAGATATTCTCTGCAACGATCCTTGTCTCTGCTTGGGCTTCCTTTGCTAACCTTAGTTGACATACTCTAGCAAAGGCGTAAAGGCTCCCACTCCAATACCATTCAGTCATCATGGATTGGGGGAGTATCATCCTAGCTTGCTCAGGACAAATACCTTCCTTGAGCATAGCGTCATACAATGCTAACATAGTTCCTGTGTACTTGTCAACTGTTTCATGCCAATCTATGTGACTTTTTACAGGTTCTGCTGAACTACCTTGCTTGACATTTGGTGCTTTACGTCTGAAATACGTAGGCTGATAGAACTCTGGTGTGGTATCAACATAGCGTCTGCTGACTTCATTCCAGGCTAGCCCTACTGTATGCTTCATCAACTGCCTAGCTACGAAGATCGGTGCTTTGATCCTGAACTGAATGAAACAATGACTAAAGGGACTCCAATGGTTGTGCTTAGCTAGGTAGTTAATTAGCTTGATGTCTTTAGGTTCTAACACAGGTAAAGGAAAGTAATGATTACCTTGCTCTGTGTCATACCAATCAACAGCCTCTGACTCTTTATCAAAGCTAACACGAGCAGCGTTGACTACCGTTAAGTCATTGCCCATGTGTTCGATGTAATCTACTTTAATGTTTGCCATAAACCTTTCTCATCCTGGTGGCTTGTTTGCTTTCCTCTACAGTCTTCTGCTTCTGATGTACTTCCCAAAGCTTTGCCTTCTCTGCTAGTGCTATGAAGTGATCAAGGCTAACCAGTGCTAAAGGATCAGATCTATTCTGCTTGATGACTAAGAGGGGTTCTTTGTCTTTGCCTTCACAGTGCCGTATTGCTTGTTCGTAGTCAGTGTAGACTGCGATTCTTGCTCTGTTCTTGCACTCGATGCCGTACCTAAATCGTTCCAGTGCATTCGTCGAGAGCCAGACATCCTCGCCCTGTGTACCCATTGGTGTGCTTTTGCAATCATGTTCGCTTAGGTTGAAAGTGTCTCTTAGCTTTTGTACTACCAACTTTTGCAGCAGTCTTCCTTTGTTTTTTGCGCTTGAAGGCTTCAATGTCGATCTCCGTCCAATTACTTATCCAGCTCTTAGGAATGATCATGACGGCATTGCAATCATTCTCTCCTATCGCTGCTGCTAGGTGTACTTCATCATCAGTCTCATGCGTCATAAACCCAACGGACTTACATCTTGCTAAAGAGCCATTACCCTTTAGTTGCCATCCTGAGCTGGCTACAGCATCTACCCACTCTAAGTAGACGATGGTGTCGGTGGTTGCCATATTTCATCCTTCCTACGTCTAATCCACAGTAGTTGTCCGTTCTCTAACACACGTTCAGCATCACCATCATAAGCCTTCAGAACAGCTTCATACATGGCTAAATCAGTATCGAAGTCACCGAGGATCTTATCAGCCTTCTTAGGACCAATACCACGTAAGCCCTGTACATTGTCTACCTTGTCACCAGTAAGGATCTGACGATAGAAGTTCTTGATTGCTTCTTTGTCATTCACGTAGTAATGATCTTTCTTTACAGGATTGTAGTGATGACCAGGGATCATGTCTAAGTCTTTGTCAATAGATACGATGATTGAATTGTCCCTGGTTAGCGTGGCATGGATTCCAATAGCATCATCAGCCTCTTGTCCATCAGCCACTCTGAAGTCCCAAGCAGTAATAAGATACTCACGAAGGCTGTGAAGATGTACGGGCCTGGGCGCATCCTTTCTGTTTCCTTTGTAGGGTTGTGTCTTAGCGATGTCATGCCTGTAGTTGTCCTTACCAGTTAAGTAACCGACATGGATGTTAGAGGAGAGTTCAATGAAGATCAGCTCCTCCAACATGTCTGCCATCGTTCTGATAGCAACCTTCTCTGTTTCCTCGTTACAGGCAAAGCCTACACGGTAGCAGAGAATGTCACCATCAATGATTGGCATTAGCTTCATTACAGTACGTCTTCTGTTTCTTCTTCATCTTGCTTAGGCTGTGCACTGTAAGTAACCAAGTCAGTGATCACTAGCTTCTTCAGTGAAGGTGATACACCTTTCTTATTCTTAAAGGTCCATGAGTATGAGCCTATAACACACACAGCCTTTGTACCGTTACCAATGTGTGCAAGCACCTCATCACCGTTCTTATCAAGTGCTTTGATGGTATGGTTACTCTTAGTAGTGATAAAGAAGCCTTTATCTTCTTTGTTGCGAACAGAGATACCCATATCTTCCAAAGCCTTAACAGCCTTGTCTGACAAATTAGTCAGATCTACTTGATACTTACCAGACATGTCGTTAGGCTTATCAAGGAATGGCCACATCAAGGTTGCTTCAATACGTACAGGTTTTTGTTCCATGTTAATTTCCTCAGTGAAAATACAATAACAGTATATCAGTGCATCTTAAATTTGTCAAGCAACACTCTACTTTGTATCTCAGCCATCATTGATTCTGTAGCTGATTCAGCAATAGAGTGTAGCAACGCCAACATCATACGGTTTGATACTAACTTATCACTCTGAACATCCATTGTTACATAACCAGCATCATCCTTTCCTATCTTAATAGTTACGACAAGAGAATCAATCTCATCAAAGTTGGTAATCATCAGTGTGTTTCCTTCCAGTTGTTTCCTACTTTGTATTCACCTGTTAGAGGACAACGTAAACCCAAGGTAACACCAGCCTTCTCAATAGCTGCTACAGCGAGTTTACCAACATCATCAGCGTATTTCATAGGACATTCTATCTGCCATTCATCATGGACGTTAGCCACAAAGTGTGCAGGTATCTTATGTTTCTTCAGTGCTTCATGTAGGTGGATCAGACCTTGCTTCATAGAGATCGCACCAGCTCCTTGAAGTAACGTGTTAAGTGCTGCGTGTTCCGACCGTACCCATAATCGACGACCGTCAAGGGCAGGTAAATACCCTTTCTCTGCATACCTGCTAACTTTATCTTTAAGTGTCTTGAGAGCTGGCGTATTCTTAAGGAAACGGGTGATGAGTTTCTTTCCTTCCTCGGCGCTCCCTTGAGCAATCGATCCAATCTTAGCTGGCCCTGCTCCATAGAGAAAGGCATAGATAAACGTCTTTGCTTGCGCCCTACTCTCAAGACCAGCAGCGAGTTGGTTTTTAGTGTGGACATCCCCATTGATCACCTCCTTAGTGTACTCATCATCTTTCATGTAATGAGCTAACATACGTAGTTCTAACCCTGAAGCATCACAACCTACTAACACATTACCAGGATCTACAGTCCATACTTGTCTGCATGTTTCACCATAGTCAGCATTGACAGCAGGAACCTGTGCCATGTTAGGGCTGTGGTGTGTCATACGCCCTGTGACAGCACCGTTAGTGATGACCTTACCATGTACCCTACCATCATCAGCAACGTGCTCTAACCACGATGTAGCCTGTGCTATACGCTTCTGAATAAGCAGATAGTTAGCCATTGCCTTAGCCTCTGGATACGATAACTTAGACAGGATCACTTCATCAACCATTGGCTTACCTGTTTCAGTGAACTTATCAGGCTTCCACCCTAGAGATATCAGTCTACGTCCTATCTGATCTCTAGAGCCTGGGTTAAACACTTCAACATGATCCTTTAGTTTCTTACCTGTCTTCTCACTAACACGTTCAGTGATGATCGGTGGGAATATAGTCTGTAGTTCTTCCTCAATGGTTGATAACTTTGTCTTAAGATCAGAGACAAATGAAGTACATAGTGGTATATCAAGTTTGAATCCATGTCTTTCCTGCTGTGCAACGATAAACTGTACCGTATGTTCAATGTCAATGCTTTGCTGTGAAAAATCCTTCAAGTCTCCGCATAGTTTGCGATGAAGTTCACCAGTAAGGTTAACATCCTGGATACAGTACTCAATCATCTCTTGTGTCAGAGCAGTAAAGTCTTGGAATTCAATCTTGTGATTCCCTAATCTTTTCCCCCATGCTTCTAGACTGTGTCCTCCTTCGATACTGGGATTCCATAGCCTCGACAGCACGAGCGTATCGGACACCTTCTTGAGTGGTATCGTAATGTTCCACAATCTCCGAAGGTGGTAACCGTCGAAGCTGATTAGATTGTGTCCGATCACTATGTCGCAATCCTCTATAAGAGGCTTTAGTGTACTTGGATGAGTATGACATACCACCTCACTTGTTGTCAGATCCTTCGTGACTACGCAGAAGATAACAGTCTGCTTCATGTCTGTTTCGATGTCCAGCACTAAGCTCTTCATATTT